CAAGCTTATATGCCAAGTCGTTCATAAAGAAAGAGATTGCTGTCAAAGAGGACGCTGACCCCGTCTTTAAAGATCCTAGGTTCATACAAGGTTGTCCCCCCGAACTCAGTGCCCGTGTTGGTCCTTATTTGAGACCTTTCGTCAAGAAAGTCAAGAATGCTCTCAAGCCACGACACACCAGTGCTTCCGTCAAACGGGGTGAACAAATTGTATACACTTGCGGTATGAATGCTGCCCAAGTCGGTGACGAGCTTGCTAAAGCCATCGCCACCATATCCGAAATGCTCGAGGGTGACGAGCAGATCGTCTTCGTTGAAGACGACCAGTCCAGGTTCGACCTGCATCTGCTTGAGGGACCGTTCCACTTCCTCAACGCTGTCTACACCCGGTTCACACCTAGGAGAGTTGCTAGTCTCCTAAAACGCAACATTAGCAGAGGCACGAGTAGCCTCGGAACTAAATACTCAGTCCCATACACCATGCAATCAGGATGGCCCGACACCTCTGTCGGTGACACACTTGTTAATGCTGCCATGAAATTCTCCATTCATGGCATTGGTCGTAAATGGATCTCAATCATTTGTGGTGATGATAGTGTCACCATCACAACTGACCGTGAAGTTGCCCGCATGGGTGGTGCACCCGGAATTACTGCTGCTTACGCTGATTTCGGGATGGAGATTGAAGTTAAGCTCACATTCGACGTACTCGATGTTGAGTTTTGCAGTGGTAGATTTTTCCCTTGTGGGGAGACCTACGTCCTTATGCCACGCACCGGCAGGATTCTCAGCAAGATTTGTTGGGACATGCACTTTCGCAGCACAAAGAACCGTGTTGCATGGTTGAGGAGCATAGCTGAGACTATGTGTGAGTTTGGTCTTGTTGACCCGCTCATGCTAGCTCTTGGCCTTATGCTCGGTGGGGCTACCGGAGTTGGTAAGAAATTGAACACCAAGAGCGAGTACAAGTACTACGTTCCTGGTCAATTCACCAACTTCCCTAGTGAGGCCGATGTGGCAGTCTATTACGATCACCACTACCAGCTCTCTGCTTGTGACATTGCGCAGCTTGTCAGCCTAATTCGCTCTTCGCATGTCGGTGATTTTCTCACCGACTCGCGATTGGCCAACATGGCTGCCCACGACTTATAAGTCGCTGCGCGTTGCCACAACGCTCCCCCCCTCCCCCCTCACCACCGCAAGGGCGCATTCGTGCGCGGGGCCTAAGCACCCCCCGGCCCCACTTCCCACCCTGGGAAGGGGAGGAGAGTTTAACTCCTCT